ACGATAGATATAGAGTAACTATAAGTCTATCAAATGTTAAATTTAGTACTAAAGTTTATGGAAGCTGATAAATTAATTAAAGCAAGAGCCTACTTTGAGAAGGCAAAAGGAAACAGAATAGGTCTTTACATGTCAGAACTAAGAAGACAGTTTGTTGTTATGATGGATAAGGAAGGTGCTGAGTCAAGGCACATAGGTAAGGTAACATTCTTAAGACGCGATCAGATATGGTACTACCTAAATAGGTACAAAGAGAACAAGGAAATATCTAAGTTAATATCAGAGAACATAGATAAGTGGATTGAAGATATGGTGTATCCTATATCCGTTCATACAAACCATAGTACTGAATATGTCCTAGATGAGAACCCATTGTTTAAATCTAATAAGTCAAGAAATGTATCTATCAAACAAGATACTATATGGGATTCTATACTAGATGCTATAGATTTGGATATGTAATATATAGTTCATACATTTGGCCGCATGAATAATCACATGCAATACGTCAACTCGACAATGAATGAGATAAATGACTTATGTTCAGAGCTGTATGAGGCTTTGGCAGATAAGGATGTCGAGGAAATCAAGGATATAATACGTAAATTAAATAAGGTACTTAGAGACGTACACAAATCTAATCATGAAGACATATAAGAAGTTAGCACTTGATTTATACGAATCTGGTATAAAGAACAAGACAGAGATAATGCGTAAGGTTGCTAAAGAGTTAAACGTAGAGGAATCTACATCCTTAAGACTTAAAATCTCAAGATACTTAAATAAGAACCTAAACAAAGGAATATTTGATGAGTGTGAAAAAGTAGGCATTGACCCTGAACTCGTTAAGCACTACTGGTACAAGGGAAAGCACTACTCTATTAACGTAAAGGGTGAGTTGAATGAAGGTGGAAATATAGATTTTGATAGAATAATATTAGATTGCCTTAAAGACATTAAACCAGTTATAAAGAAACCTCACAATTCTAAAGATGAAGTTTTTGATAGACTTATTTGGACCGATGTTCATGTAGGTATGGATGCAAGTAGAGGAGGATTAGCTCTTTATCCTGTAGAATGGAATGCAGAAATATTATTTTCTAGAATAAGAGAAATGGCTGATTTTGTCATTAAGAATAAATCAGGAGATACACTTATAATAGATGAGCTTGGAGACTTTATGGATGGATGGGATGGAGAGACTACAAGAAAAGGTCATAAATTGCCTCAAAACATGACGAATGAACAAGCATTCGATACGGGTTTAAAGGCTAAACTTCTTTTAATTGGACTTCTCAATGAATCTTATGAATATATATATTGCAACAATATATGTGAAGATAATCACGCTGGTTCATTTGGATATGTAGTTAATTCAGCTTTTAAACAGGTGGTGGATCATAAATTTACAAATGTAGATGTTGTTAATCATCAACGATTTATAAATCACTACATAGTTGGAAATCATGGTTTTGTAATAACACATGGTAAAGATTCAAGAAATCTTAAGTTTGGTTTTAAGCCAGTCCTTGATCCAAGAACTTCTGAAAAGATATCTCAGTACATAAGGCATAACACTGACCTTAGATATGTGGAAAACATAGAATTCAGCAAAGGAGATTCACATCAATGTTTATTTGATATGTGCACATCTGATGAATTTGATTATTTTAATTATCCAGCATTTAGCCCTTCTTCAGAGTGGGTTCAAACTAATTTTAAGAAAGGAAGATCTGGATTTGTAATGCAGAATATATCAAAAAACACGTCTCAAAAAATAACAAAGACTTACTTCTTTAACTAGAAATGATTAAATGCGTTATATACAAGATTACTTCTCCATCCAATAAAGTCTATGTTGGTCAGAGCAGAAATGTAGATAAAAGATTTAAACAATATAAAAGTATGAGATGTAATACACAAAAAGTATTACTTAATTCATTGAAAAAATATGGATTTGAAAACCATACATTTGAAATAATAGAAGAGTGTTCTTTCGAAGATTTAAATATTAGGGAAAGATACTGGCAAGAATATTATAATTCATTAGCCCCAAACGGATTAAATTCTATATTAACAGAATATGATAATATTCCTAGAGTTGTATCAAAATCAACTTCAATTAAGTTGTCTGAATCTAAACTTGGAAACAAAAATCCTATGTATGGTACAAAAAAGACTGATGCTCAAAAAGAGTATTTATCATTAAAATTTAAAGGAAGAGTTTTTACAGATGAATGGAAGGCTAAAATATTAGCATCAAAAATAAAATCTGGCAAGCATAAACATGGAAAGCCAATGTCAGAAGAAACAAAAAAAATGTTAAAACTTGCTCTAATAGAAAAATTTTCTGGATTTAATAATACAAGATCAAGGATAGTTCTTGATGTAGAAACTGGAATATTTTATTATAACGTTAATGACGTTTCATTGTATAATAACATACATAAAGAAACATTAAGAGCTATGCTTAAAGGTAGAATTAAAAACAAAACTAAATTTATATTTGCATAAAACCCCTAGCTTTCACTAGGGGTCTTTTTATTTTAACTTTTGTATCTTATCAAGATCCTCTGAAGTTACCTCTCCGTTCTTGTCTAAGATTCTAATATACTCTTCTTGCTGTTTCTTGTTTTTAAGACCTCCATTTATTTCAATCCAATCTACTTCTTCTATCACTGAATCAACAGATTTCTTTTTTTCTATTAAAGCTACTTGATAGTCTTTTAACTCTTTTATATTCATTTCTTTCATTAATTCAGTTGACATATCTTTCTGATTCTCTGTCATTGCCTTCTTCTTAATGTACTTTGTTGAATACATAGCAAGGTTATTGGCCTCAACTGGCAACGCTCCAGATAAAGATGCGAACTTCAATGCTGATAAGTATGCCATCATTTTTTGGTCTGCTTTACTTATGTATTTAGTCTTTTCAGTACCATAGGACTCTTCTGTAAACTCTCCAGTTTTTGCCATCTGAGTCATTTCCCATAGTTCACTACTTTTATCTATTGCTATTGATAATGTACCAAGATTTAATAATCTGTCATTTTTATAGTCTTCAAATTTATATTTTCTATTGTTGATTAGGTCTTCTTTTAGCTTTTCTTTTTGCTTATCTGTCATTGGATCGTCACCCATTTCCTCTCTAACCTTATTCTCCTCATCAATTGCATCCTTTATTTCCTGATCTGATATCATCAAATCTTGAATTTGGTCAGCAATAAAATCGAATGCTTTTAATGTAGCACCATCTGTTAATGGTAATGGAGATAGGACATCCTTTATATATTGATTTGAAGCATTTTGTATTGCATATTTTTTGTTTTTCTCTTCTTCCTCATCATCTGGCTCGTATCCAACAAGGTTTGCAGCAAGAGATTTTATCATCATACCTATTAAGTATCCAATATATTGATAAGAGGCAAGTTCTATTGTTAATCCGCTTAGTGACCTCAACGCTGCTACCTTATCTGCCTTACTAGCTTCACTTGATGCAGCTGTCCTAAAGTCAGAATACATACGTGACTTTTGGTTCATAATGAAATTTGCAAAAGGCAACAATGTCTTTCTAGCTATCTTCCAAGTTCCAGACTCAGATGCCATAATCTCACCCATCATAGCTGCATCAGACACGTTCTGCTGTCTATCAACCATATGTTGAGCATAATTTGCAGCTTCTTTATCAACAGGATGATTTTTCCAATCTATCTTAGATACATCAACACCTTTTCTCCTTAAAGCTTGTTTATAGTAAGATATAAATGAAGACCTAGCAATCCAAACATCTGGTTGTTGCAAGAATTTTTTAAGCCAAAATTCGTTTATTTTCATTAATCCTTTACCTAAAGCTTCTCCCTTGCTTCCTGCTACCTTGTCTAGATATTTATTGGCAGTTTCTACAGTAGTAGATGCCTCCATTCCTCTATTTGCTATTGCCATTCCACTATTGTTAATCCATTCATGCATATCTGAATCTCCCAAGACAGACGCTAATGACATGTTTTGTGGACCAGCATTAATTATAGTGTTAACCATAACTGGCATAGTCTGTTTAATAGGTTGGAATATACCACCAAGAGCCTTAACTGCTCCAATTGAAGCTACATAATTAAATGCTGAATCTAATTCTCTAAGTGTGGCATCATTTATTACTGCTTTGTGCTTTGATCTTCTTATGTAACTATTTATTCTTCGTTGTAGTATTTTCTTGTCCTTAGTGTCTTCAATTATTTTATTCATTGAAGGAGATATAAGGAATCCATCTATCTTTCTTACTGATGCAGCTGTATTTATATCTACTAACGCTGCCTTCATAGATCTAGCATTACTTATGTCAAAATCAAGATTAACATATCTTCCTGGAGTCTTCCTTGGTCTTGTCGTCTCCATTAATACACCAGTCTTATTCTTATCGGTAAAATTCAAATCCATTCCAAATGCACCAGCCTTTTGCAGGTTTACGTCTTCTATTGGACTTTCTTTCCCTTCTACTTTAGAGTAACGATCAGGAGTATAGTTTATATCACTACCTAATTCAGTATTATAAACACTTAGACTAACATCAGCTAGGTCTGAATATTTCTCTGCCCATTTTCCAATCCACCAATTTGTAGCTTCCAAGTTTGTTTTGTCGGCTCTTGATTGTATGTCAGATATAGTTAGATTATCATTGTTCTTGTTGAACTCATCAAGTCCTAACTTATCGTAAAGTGATTGATATATTTCAGACATTTTTCTTTGGTCCTTATCTCCTTTTGATAAAGCCTCTATACTATCTTTTACTATATTTATTCTCCGTCCTAGCTCTTCTCTTTGCTGAGTAGTATTACCATCAATTGTTCTTGATAGGTATGCGATTATTCCCCTCTCATATACATTCTCAGCTGCTCTGAAATCCATTCCATTTGGTCTAGACTTCTCAAACTTTTGACCGTACTCATTTATCATGTTATTTTGTTCCCTTGTAGCCTTTGCAACGCCATTTGCAAATTCATTGAGTCCTGATAGATTCATGAATCTTTGACCTGCATTTACACCAGCAAACATTGTATCAATTAATACAGGTAGTGATGCAAAATATTCAGCAAAAAATCTACCTCCAAGACCACTAAAGAATAATTTTAAAGATCTAGTTTTAATTCCAGATCTCTCCATTGCCTCAGCATTAAGTTTTCCTTCATAACTATTTACGATAGCTTCTACTCCTGATGTTATCTTGTTTACTATGAAGTTATCCAATGCTTCTATAGATTTATAGGCATCCTCTAGTTTCATAAAGTCTGTATCAATTCCAATAAGTCTTTTGACGATATCTTTTTGCTTTTCATCAAAAGATATTTCCTCCCCTGTCATTGGATCGACACCAGTTCTAACCGTGTCTATTATAATACCTGAATATACATCAAATGCTTTCTTGACATAGTCTCTAATTATAGATTCTCTATCTGTAACATCTGCTTCAGGATTATTTTCAAGTATTGTAATTACATCTTTTATTTCTTTTAAAGACATTTCAGAAGTTATCGCTCCAGAATCAACAAGATATTTATGCATATCCATTGCCTCATTCTTAAGTATTTCTTCTTGTTTTTTTATCTCTTCAGTTTGATATTCTGATATTTGATTTATATCTGCTGCTATCTTTGTTACAAGACCAGTCTTGATTAATCTTACTGGCCTTACAGCATTGTATACCTTTTCAGCCATTTCCAGATACATGTCTATATCCTCAACTAGAGATGGATCTATCTTTGTAAATTTCTTTGCCATTCCAGCTACTTCAGCCTGAAGTTTATCTTTTGACTTACCAACCTTTCTTATTTTATTTCTTAATCCAAATGCATTCTTTAATACTTCTTGATAGTCAGCTCTTTCAAATAATCTTTCTGCATAATTTATAAATCTATCTACCATCACGGGATTATCTACATTTAAGTAAACAATTCTTTTAGCAAGTGATGATGCTTGTTTAGAGGAAAATATACCTCCCCTTTTCATTTGATTAATAGTAGAAATTATAGCTCTCTGTTTTGATTTAAGGTCATTTCTTCCTTCAATTGCTGCTGAATTTCTAGCCTTAATAAACTCATCACGAAGTTTCTTTTTTGTCATTGTAACAGTTTCAGCTTTAGGCTGGCCCATTATTTTAGCTACAGATGGTGCTTTTGTATCTTTTTTCTCTATCCAAATATCTTCTTTCTTGATATTATATTCATTAATAGCATTTGTAGCTTCTTTGTCTGAGAATCCTTTTCTTTTTAAATACTCTCTTATAGATGCATCTGAGAAATTATTATCTTTTGCAATTGATACCATTTTAGATATTGTATCTGCCTTTTGCTTTCTGATAGATGCATCTATAGTACTAAATGTTCCTTCATTTTCAGTGGCTGATTTTATAGCCGTTGGATTCCATACAGATACTACGGTTCCTTTGTATTTATTTATCTTATAGTTTTCTTTTGTATGCAAATCAGCAAGATTGTAAGCTATTAAACCATCGTATGGGCTATCATATGCATCGTTATTACCTGATACTGCTTCTAAAACATTTGTTCTACCTTTTTTTATATCATATCCAACATTTATTCTTGCATTATTCCATCCATCAATATCTTTTGTTTCTGCATCAAATTCAAAAGGATTTTTAACATTAAGGAATAAAGAATATATTTTTCCTGTTTTATATGATTTAAACATATCTATCTCATCTTGTATCCTTTCAAAATCTCTATTATTTCTTACATTTTCCTGTTCACTAATTAATGAATTTATTTTATCATTTATGCTTTTTAATAAATCATCTTTAATTTCACTTTTTTCTCTATATAAATTTGCAAGTTCTTTATTTGATGTAAAAAAATGAGCAAATTCTTTTAAACCACTTGATTTTCTTTTGCTTTTTGATAAGTCAAATTCTTTTATATCTGTAGATTTTGTACCATGATACATAACCAATGGCTCTCCATTTTCATCAACTACCTTGCTAGCGTTTTGTGGATCATTCTCCCAGTCTCCAAACCATGCCTTAAAATCAGGAGTTCTTACTTGATTCCATTGTTGCTCATTAAGATTAGATGGTTTTCCATTAGGCGCAGTAAGTTGTTTTCTAGGTGAAACGCTTTTTATACCAGCACCATATGGAGCAACTACCTGTGACTTTTGAGCCTCTGCTGTTATGTTTAAATATTTGTCTTTTATTTCTTTTGGCATTATGTCAAATGCATTAACCTTTTTATCAGGAACACCAATTACTTCTCCAAGTAAATCATTCTCATAAGTTGAATGCTGTGATTTTCCACCAACAGATTTTGGCTTTAATACCAACATTATATCATTCATTTTGAAATCATTTTCTTTATAGAATCCATCTCTTAATTCGTTAGGATCTATAAACGCATTGTAATTCTCAAGTACTTCTTTTAGCTTTGTTCCCTTTTTAGTTTTTACATCTTCAAATGCATTTAGCAATTTTTTTCTATTTGGAGATTTTTTAATTGAATCCCAACTATCATGAGATTCCATAACCTCTCTGACAGCTTTTATCGGATTAGATTCTAATACATCTTTTTTAAATGAATTGAAATTTCCTACTCTTTCTTGAAGTAATTCAAATACAGTTACATTAAAAAACTTACTAGCAGTAGGACTTCCACTTATTATGAATATATAATCAGAAGAATTTATAAATCTATTAAGTTCT